CAATTAATATTAATGCTTGGCATTATTTTATTTATAATAGAAATGCTGACGGGGATACTACAGTTTATATTGATGGTGTAAGATCTACGAGCGATGTTTCAGATACACTTAATTATGATCGTGCAACAAATACAATTGGTAGATATTATAGTGGGTTTTGGCCAGGTTATTGGACTAACATGAGATTAACTATAGGAGATGCAGTGTATGATTCAACATCATTAACACAATCAAATCCTACAGCACCTTTAACCGTGTTGGCAAATACAAAATACTTAATGTTAGGAGCAGCAGTAACAACAGATAGTTCAGGAATCCAAACTGTAACCAATAATAATGGTGTGACACAAAATAGTGCTCTAAAACCCTTTTAATTAAAAATTTAACAAAATGTGGACTTACAATAATGAACATATGGAGACACTCTCCTCATTTCCTGAAGGAACCTTTGGTTTCATCTACAGGGTTGTTCACATACCAACAGGTAAAACCTATATTGGTAAAAAAGTTTTATTCCATCAAAAGAAAATAAAACTCACTAAAAGGGAGCTATTAGAATACACTCACGTGGCTGGTCGTAAACCAGCCTACAAACTAGCTATGAATGAATCAGATTGGAAAACCTACTATGGTTCAAACAAGGAAATTGTAGCTATGTTAAAAGAGGGTAAACACGATGAATTTAAACGTGAAATTTTACATTTAGCTCCCTCAAAAAAGTTATTAACTTACCACGAGACAAAATATTTGTTTGTATATTCAGTGCTTGAAAAACCAGAGGAGTTCTTTAACGACAACATTCTCGGTAAGTTTTTTAGAAAAGACTTTGCTGAGTAAGATATTGTTCGTATCTTACACCATATGGTAAACCAGCTGGTTGTAAACGTAATAAATTCCGTAATAGGATCAGGTAAACCCACCGCTAGGGGTAATATGGCTCATACCTGTCCGTTTTGTCATCATTCAAAACCTAAGCTCGAGATCAATTTTGACGAGAATGCTACCTACTATCAAAAGTGGCATTGTTGGGTTTGTGATAAAAAAGGCTCTAAGTTAATGAGCTTATTTAAAGCCATTGACGCACCACAAGACAAGATAGATGAGCTACGATCATTGGTGGGAGCATCCCGAATGGTCACCACTTCAGAAAATTCCAATAAAGTAGAATTACCAAAAGAATTTAAACCTCTATCGGAGATTACCGAAAAGGATATAGTAGGAAGACACGCACTTGCTTATTTAAAGAAACGAGGTATTTCTAAACACGATATACTCAAATACAATATTGGTTATTGTGAGGGTGGTGCCTATAACAAAATGATCGTTATACCATCGTATAGCAGCGAAGCTAAACTAAACTATTTCGTGGCCCGTAATTTTGATTCTAACTCACCAGTTAAGTACAAAAATCCGCCAATAAATAAAAATATTGTACCGTTTGAGCTATTTGTAAACTGGTCTTCTCCACTCGTTTTGTGTGAGGGACCGTTTGATGCTTTAGCGATTAAGAGAAATGCTATTCCACTATTGGGAAAGCATATACAAGATAATTTAATGAAACAAATCGTAACCTCTGTTGTAAAACAGATCTACATTGCCTTAGATAAAGACGCAATGAAGGATGCCTTACGGTTTGCCGAATTATTATTAAACGAGGGTAAAGAGGTTTACCTTGTTGATTTGGATGAAAAAGATCCAAGCGAAATGGGTTTTGAAAATTTTACAAACCTTATCCAAAACACTTATCCATTAACCACCTATGGTTTAATGTCCAAGAAAATCGAACTTATATGAGTAAAAGAAACATCAAACAATCTTACAATAGAATCCTAGAGATTTCAGAAGACGCTAAACAAATTACAATGCCCGATTCGCGCTATTACAGGCGCAATGGAGAGTATTATCCTTCTATTACTTACGTTTTATCGGTTTACCCAAAAGGTAAATTCTTTGAGGATTGGTTAAAAAAAGTAGGATACTCCTCGGAATATATTGTAAAAAAAGCAGGTGAAGAAGGTACAGCCACTCACGAGCTAATCGAGGACTATCTAAATGGTAAAGAGCTACACTTTCTAAACGAATGGGGTAACCCACAACATAATCCAGATGTATGGCAGATGTTTCTTCGTTTTGTTGATTTTTGGGAGACATATAAACCTAAATTAATCGAAACTGAAGTTCATCTATTCTCTGACGTTTATAAAATTGCTGGGACTTGTGATATGGTTTGTGAAATAGATGGTGAATTATGGGTTATCGATTTTAAAACCTCTAATAACCTACAAACAACGTACGATCTTCAAACAGCCGCCTACGCTACGTGTTATGAGGAATGCTACGGTAAGCGAGTTGACCGCACAGCTATTTTATGGCTTAAATCATCTAAGCGTGGTGGTAAAACCGGATCTATGCAAGGTAAGGGGTGGGAAATTTATGAATCTAAACGCACTACAGAGGAAAACATGGATATATTCTCTACAGTTAAAAAATTGTTCGATTTAGAGAACCCAAACCACAGCCCTATCTTTACAGAATTCCAGACTGTAGTTAAGAGAAACCTCTGATATTTATACGTAAACACGCGTGTATGATCTCATTGATCCAATTACTTAAGGAGGTACAAGGCGCCCCCAAAGCTATTATTTTAGCAGGGGCACCTGGTGCTGGTAAATCATCTGTTATAGATGATATTATCAGTGACCTTGGATTGAAGGTAATGAACATTGATGATTTCTTTATTAAAAATCTTCGCGACGCAGGTATTTCACTTGATTTGAAAATGGCGGATGCCGAAGGTAGAAGTGGAGCAGCTAAAGCAATGGCGTCCGCTCAAAAAGACTATCAAGCATCTTTAGCACAAGAGATTGGCTCTAAACAAAACATCGTAATTGATGGTACAGCCGCATCATATAATAAAACAGAATCGTTAAAAAATACTTTAGAGGCAGCAGGCTATGATGTAATGATGGTATTTGTTTATTCTTCATTAGAGAAATCACTTGAAAAAAACGAAGATAGATTTGAGCGTTCAGCAGGTAAAGATAGGAGTTTAATGCCCGCTATTGTAATGCAAACTTGGGCTAATGTAACTAAAAACTTTATCCCATACCTTAATTTATTTAGCAATAATTTTGTAGCAACTACAAAAGACAAGGACCCATTTAGTAAAAAAAGTTTAGAAGACATTATTAAGCGCTATATTGATCCATACCGCCCTCAGGATACTAAAGAAAAAACAGAAAAAGAAATAGCTAGATCTGAAGCTGAAAAACAAAACCTTGAACAAGAGATCATATCGCTACGCGATAAACAAAACGTTCAGGACATTATACAACAAACCGTTTCTATTCCAGAAGCACAAACAAAAATCAAACAATTCCTTAACTCATGAAAACATCTGAATTAAAATATATTATTAAAGAAGCTCTTGAAGCATCACAAATGGAAATGATAGAACCAATTGATGAGATTGGTACTTTCATGATCGTAAAAAAACCTAAAAAAGGTATGGCTATGGAAGATATGATGCAAGAAGTATCTATTTATGATTCAATCATGAAAGAAGAAATCATCATGGCTACTACAAATAAATCAGCTGCTCGTAAGCGCGCTAAAGAAGCCCTTAAAGAATACGAGATGCAGAAAAATACTCTTAAAAAAGAAATGGAAGAGTACAGAGCAGCTAAAAAAGCTATTGAAGAAAAGAAAACCAAAGCAAAAGAGCTTATTAATAAGCTTAGATAAATTGGACGAGTTAACTAAGTTTCTGGTTAGGGAGCTAATAGACGGGCAATCCGTCACAGCTATCTATGGTGGGGGGTTCAAACCTCCCACTAAAGGTCACTTTGACTTAGTTAAAACCGCTTTAAAAGATTTCAAAGACATAGATAAATTTATAATCTATGTTGGAAGTGGTGTTCGAGACGGAATCGAGCAAGAACAAGCTCTACAAATATGGGATATCTATAAGGAATTACTCCCATCTAAAGTTCAAATAGAACCTTCTGCTACCCCCATTGGCGATATAATGCGCTATGCTAAAAACCATCCAGACGAAAAAGTATATTTTGTAATTGGTTATCGCGAGGGTAGAGAAGATGATTTAGATGATATCAAAAACCGCACTAAAGGGGTAGAAGAAAAATACCCTAATTTAGAGGTTCGAGTAATCAAAACCCCTTCGGGCGATATGAGCGGAACAAATGCTCGTAAAGCACTTAAAAAAGGAGATAAAGAACAATTCTTTACTTATTTACCTACTGAGGTACCAGATAACGAGAAGGAAGATATTTACAATATTTTAGAACCCACTGTTTTAAAAGAAGTTGAAATGGGAACAGTTCAATT